GAGCATCTCGGGAGACACTGTGGCAATCACTTTAGCCACGTCCAAGCAGATGAAAGGAACGATCGCGCAGCCAGGGCTAAAACCAAATAGCTGAAGGCGATGTGACACTTCCATCCGGGTCGCAGTTGGCGACCTAATGGTGCCCAACACCCGCCCGTAGGGCGGGGTGGAAGGTGGGCGGGTTATGGCAAACCCGCTCAAGAGAGAGTGCCCAATTGGGCACCCGAAGGCCATCGGTTGGCGTCTTGTTCAAGACAGCGCGAAGATATCTGTCAGAGGTGGTGTAGTGGTTGAAGTACCACTTGACAGATGTCTTTCGTACCGGAAGACGCCAACGACGGGACAAGGACTCGAGACACGCACGTCTGCGTGGAGTCCTTGACCTAATCCTGGCGAAGACCATTTTCGCCACACTGTAGGACCCTGGGACTATCGGCGGACCATTGCAGAAATTGTCAATTGCAATGGCCGCGCGGTAGCCCTTTGTCATGTTCCGCTCGCGGACCAGTGTGGTCGACCGTCGGTCGACGTCAGGAAGAGGGAGAGATAGGTCAGTCGGTCTCGCGTATTTGCGCGCTGATTTCAGCGCCGCCATGCAAATACTGGGGAGTAACCCCATGTCACGAAGACCGAACCCCATCTGATCAAGGGAGACGCCTTTGGATAACAATCCAATGACGAGGCGCCCATGGGTCGTAACCCATGCATTCGCCCCTGATCGACGACGTGGCGCGCAATCGATGAACGTGCGGAAACGTTCACCGAGAGTGCCAATGGCCACGTCGGATGGGGGAACCAGAGCGCGCATGCGAAGTGATTTGCACACAACAGCTCGACCGCGTTGAAAAATAATCGCAGTCGAGTTGATGTTAGCAGCACCTCTAACATACGCGGTCTTTGTGGACTCTGGTTCCAGACCTAGGGAGGGCAGGTGTTCATACCACCGGGACGGGTCCGATGTTTCAGCGACGAGGTCATCGCCGTTGATCAACATCGGAACTTCTCCGAGGGTATACAGGGAGCAGAGGCGGTTGTAGAGGCAAAGGAGAGGGAATGATAGGAACGACCCCATCATTTGACCTCTCTCTACAACAAACTTCTCCTTCCTGAAACCGACAGTAGGACGAAGCGATTGGATCGCAAGTTCTTTCGTCATGTCGGGAACACCTACTGCACCGTCCAACACGGTGCTGAGGATGGCACGAGAGACCTCCAGGCTGAGGCAATTGGTGGCGGACTTATAGTCGCCACTCAGGATGGGTTCGCGGAACTTGAACCCAGCCTGCGCAAAACGCCTGGAGGTAGGCGGTCCTGTCAAGGACCATGGCTGCGCCGCCACACGGTCCTGCATAGCTGTGTGCAGGCACCGAAGCGCAGCCATCTGTGGTGGTTGAAGGGTGACTCCGCGGATTTTACCCGCGGATATGACGTCGGCGTATTTGAAAACGCCGAGTTGAGTCGGGTCTGCGTACTCCACCGACTCAAGGAATGATTCATGCGTGACATCATTCCTCATACCCCCTTTCGACCGAGGCGTCTGTGAAGACGCCCCGGGGGAAACGCTTGAGCGAAATACGATTGACTCGTACTTCGCTCTTGTCAACCAGCCCCTGGGGAACATGAGCCGAGTCTGCTTCCGAACGAAGTCCAGAAACTCGGGCCCAACAGGCGCCACACCACAGGCCTGTTGCGTACGGAAAGATTCCCATCCGGATGTGACACAACGGTCACACGGGTCCGGGAATCCTCGTTTGACGAGTCCAATCGCCATACGCAACCCATGCCTCTCTCTCCTCCCCCCCTCACAACGAACAGTGGTTAGCTGTTCGCTCCATCTCTTGATGCGATCCCTAACTGCATCCAACCGTCGAGACTTACCTGTCCAATGAATGGCAGGTAGAGAGGTCTCGTAAGCGTGTTCCAACGCTTTACGGAGGATGCGGAATCGCACCACCAACTTGTCCCCACACCCGCAGGGGGCAGACCGGCGCAACCGAAGTGTTGCTGTGTTACCGGTCTGTCCATCTGCGGATGAGGAAACCTCCACCCCACCTCTATGGGTTTTATGGGTGGCGCGTGCTTTCGGGGACGAGCACACATACGTCATCGGTTCGTATTAAAAGTTAACCGACAATCCCAACATTGAGCTT